AAGGTCATCATAGTCCGGCATCAATCCCATGTCTGACAAATCGCCAAGACCGCCGACGCCGCCACCGCCTCCTCCTCCGCCGCCTCCTCCGCCACTTCCAGCGGAATCAGTGTCTTTGGCAAGCTGATTTAATTGATCGAACGGCAACAATGTGAGCTGCTTCTTTAAGTCTTTTGCGGCCTTTCCAGCACTTCCAAGTCCATCTGCAGCACCGCCACCAGCAGATCCGAGATCGCCAGCAGCACCGGCAGCATCATCGAGGTATCCCGCAGTTTCGTCAAGCATACCTTTTGCGGCTGCAAGTGGTTTGCCGAACAGTGTGAACATGAAGATCCTAAATGCGTTAGCTGCCTGGATAAGCCTCTTAATCAAAGCATTAAGCCATGCGAGAACTGGAGCAATTGCAGGTACAAGTCCCTGTCCAAATGATGCTGATAACTGTCCCACATTGACTGCGAGCAATTTTGCCTGGTTAGAAGCGGACATTGATGTGGCCGCGAAATCCCCTTCTGCATATCTGGTTTTCTCCAGCATGTAAGCATAGCGAACGGCCATTTGAGTAGCCTGGTTCATGCTTTTCCACGACTGGTTAATTCCGTGTTCGAGAGCGAAAGCCTCAAGGTTCGCCACATTCATGTTGACACCGAGAGCTCTCATTGGCCTAGACATACCGGCCATTGCCGCCTGCATTTTTGTCATCGCTTCGTCTACGGTGATTTCATAGAAGGAAGCAATGTCACCGGCTCTCTCAATGAGCTGTGTGGTCATCTTGGCTGCGCTGTCTCTCATCCCTTCGGTTGCGTCAAAGCCGGATGAGTTGAACATTGACATGAGTCGGCCGGCATAACGCTGAGCTGCTATCTCGGATATACCGAAAGCATCAATCGTGCCCTGGGACCATTTGTAAATATATCCAGAAATATCTCTGTAGCCGTTGATTACTGAGCCAAACGCGGTGTCGATAACGTTGCGCAGCTCTACGATAGATGAACCAGCCTCAAATGACTGTTTCGCCCAGTCGAATATTCCACGAATCCCGTAGAAGGGTACAACTGCTCTTAGCAGATTCATAAAGCTAAGCGCGGTCTTGTCAACGTTAGCAGCGCCACCTGGAAGAAGGTGTAACTGCTGCATGAAACCTGCAAGCGCCTTAACTCCGTGTCCGCTGAGCTTCAATACCTGAACATTGAGAGCTGCAAAATCATGAGCGAACATTCTAGCAGACGAGAAGATGGAGTTTGTAAGGATTCCTGCAACTCCATTAGATCCGCCTGTGCTGCCGCTTAAACCGCTCATTGCTTTCTGAGCGTTCATGCCTGCATCTGCAAGCAAGCCTAAGCCGTGAATTGTATTTGCAAGGTTTTCGTCAACATCTGGCGCGTTTCTGATTTCGTTAATGAAGTCTACAACCGCAGCCGTAAGAGTTTTCAGGTTTGCCGCCGTCTTACCAGCTTTATCACCGGCGTTCGCCAATTGAGCGATAGAAGATATAAACTGTGAAACTGAAGTGTTTATATCGCCAACGTTTGAAAGCGTTTTAATGGCGTCTTTGATTCTTGGAACAAGCACTCTCATTCCATCTGCTGTGCTTTTAGCTTTGTCGCCGGCATTGGCAAGTCTGGCTATGGCAGAAACAAATCTGTTTAAGCTATTTGAAACATCGCCAATTTTGGAAATATCTGTAATTGAAGCAACAATATGACTGAGAACACTAGGATCAAACTTTGAAGTATCAACTGTCACAAGCCTCTTTAACGAGTTTGCGAGTTGCGTGATACCAGTATCTTTCAGATTTGTCTGGTTCATCAGCGAAATTGCATCTGCAACCTGTGAAAATCCAGCGGCGAACTGAGGCAGCTTCGGAAGATCAACAAGCGAGAACGCTGCCTCAACATTCTGCTTTAACTGCTGGTTGTCAATTCTCAGCTTAATTGGCTTCGTGTCGTATGTTTTGTCTGTGGCCGCATTTATAGCTTTTTGAATCTGAGACTCAAACCTTGACTGGTCAATGTCGAGATCAATCGGAATCTTATCAGCAGAGCCAACCATTCGCTCGGAAGTCGTAGCTTCCATCATGCTTTGAATCTTCTCACGATATGTCTCTGCAATCTGATCGATCTTTTCTGTTACAGCGTCGGTTTGAACAAATCCATCTAAAGCCGCTTTCGCTTCTAGGATCTTTTCTCTCAAGAACTCAAACTGAGTCGGGGCGTCCTGCGGAACAGAAAAGCCATCGATTATGTTTGAATTTCTAGCAATAAAATCGCTTTCTAAGCCAAATATATCTGTATCAATTCTCTGACCGCCCCTTTGAAGAAGTCTCTCAAGACCCATCTTCTTCCAATTGGCCATTTCGTCTTTTGAAATTTGGCCTGGATTAATTCTAAGAGTCTCGACATCTTTTAAGAAGGCTTCGTATTCACGCCTCATTCCGGTGAGATCGGCCGTCGAAACTTTAGCAGTCTCGCTAATAGCTTCTTTAAGTCTTTCTACACCCGCGGCCGCGTTTCCGTTGCCGGCAACATCGTGAGCCATGTCGCGAAGTATGGTCTGGACATTCTTTATTCCGCTCGTGTCCATCCCCATGTCTTTTCCAAGGGTTTTACCCATGGCCGCGAAGCTCTTACTAAGATCACGTTCTGCCTGAGCAGCAGCATATCTCAATCTGTCCATGCGGTCCGCGCCGCTAACAGAGATGTCAATATTAACTTTCTTGTCTTTAAGGTTGCTAAGATTGATACGCGACAACTTTGTGAGGTTGTCAATCGCTCCACTAAGGTCAGCTCTTGTAAGGCTTTCTATTCCGTGTGAAAAGCTCTTTAGAGCCCCGGACATTCCTCCTAGTTTTGAAGCTGCCGCAGACGCTATATTAAGTGCTGTGGCTAAATTGCCTAATTGCCTAATGGCATCGCTGGCATCAGAGCCAATCTGTATTTGTAATTCATCAATTTTCTGAGATGCCATCGTTGTTTACCTCATAAACAAAAAGGCAAGGTTGTTAGCCTTGCCATTCGTGTGTTTTTATAAAATTCTCATTGTAAACAGCTACCCACGCTTCAAATCTAAGCAGCTCGTCCTGCGGGGTTCTCTCCCGCTCCTCTTTCTCCATAGCAGAAAAAGGTTTTTCGAGGTATTTTGCTCTCGATTTTTTACCGTTCAGGGCATTGCTTACTGCCACTCCCACGGCGTTTGATACATAAGCACCCATCATCCACATTTGGTAGTCAAGGCGCTCTTGCTGCATCGCGTCCATTTTGCGGTATGGCTCCAGCTCTACTGGAATTGACTCCCAGAAACGATCTTCACTTACTCCTAACATCAAGAAGTAAGGAAGTGTCTCGTTTAGGACTCGCTCTCGGTAGGTGTCATAGCGACTACCCTCGCCGGAGTATTCTCCATCTCCGCTTTCACTTGATCCGCCGTCTCTTTCGCTGTCTCCGTCTCTTCCGCCGCTGTCATCATAGCGGATAAAAAACCGTTGCGCTCCAGTTCTCCCTGCAGATCACGGAACAGGGTATATGCAGACTGAGGATTCTCTTCTGTGGACTCATCTTCGTAGTCGTCGAACAGGTCAAGGACTTCATCAATGAGTGCCTTCCTGTCATTCTCATCCTTGTAGCCAAACTCGTCAGAATGGTATTTCTGAAGGCCGGCCAGAAGAAGCTCCGCAGTGGTGATAGCCAGCTTGCTAAGAATACCTTTTGCATCCAGCTCTGAGAAATCACCAACCGCGGAAACTTTATCCAGGAGGTCGCCTTCGCAGATCATCCTGTATGTGAATCTTACTTTATATTCTTTGCCGTGGATTTTGAAAATATACATAACTGCCCTCCTCAGTTAGTTATATGGTGTTGTGGTTAGGTTGTAGTAGACGCTGCTGCGATCGTCACAACGGTAGAAGGATAACAAACAATCGTCATCTCCAGAAGCCCGTTAACTTCCGCTTCGTTAATATACACGTCGTACTGACCTTCCCATGTTGCCTTCGCACCTGCGGAAGCAAAATCAAGCTCGAAGAAACCGTCTGTCAGTGCGTTTGTTTTAAGAGACTGATAAGCAGCGAGCGTGAAATTCGCGCTAAACTGCATGGATTCCACCGACTGAACTCCAGGCACGAATGTCTGAGATGTGTCGGTGAGGTCTGTGGACTCGATCTGCTCTCTCTCGCCGTTGAGCTGAGGAGTAGACTTGATCTTGCACAGTTCTGTCAGAGAACCAGCAGTAGTGCCGAATTTAAGGATTGTTCCGATAGTATTATGAGCTTTAGCTGCCATAATAAAACCCCCTATTTGTATGTGGTTAGTGACACCCTCTTAGCGGATGCCAGTTTCGGTTTCATAGTTCTGACAAGTCAAGCAACTCGCCAGTATATCTTAAATCGTAACGAGCGATATACCGATGTATCTCGTTGTTTTTGAATCTCTGCGCAAAGCCTGTTGAATAAAAGCCCATGTTGAACATGATGGCCTTCGTCTTGTCTTCGAGTTTCAGCGCCGTAGATTCATTCTTGGCGAAGCACTCTACTTGAACGTTGACGATAATGCCAGGTTCATTGTTCGACATATCTCTGGCTTGTAGCCAGGTGTAGTTTGTCATCGGCTTAAAGGACACCCAAGGGAGCCTTGCCCCGACATCAGACTTGCCGAACGAAATGTTCTCGGCAGAAATAACATTCTTGCTCACACATTCATTAACAAATCGCCCGTAGATTTCTTCAATGGGATTTTCAGTAATTGTCGCCATGTCTTAACTCCTAAACGCCTTTCGTGCTATCGATGTAGCATTATCTTCGATTGCCCGTTTAGCGTGAAATAACGGCATTGCGGCCGGTGTACCTTGGTATGTCTCACCCTTATGTGTCCACTCTTCATGTAGACCTTGATGAGCGCCATAAGAACCAATGGTAAATCCAAGCTCTACACCTAAAGGATGTGTGGAGCTATTAGGAACTGGATTGTAGTGAATACCTGCTCCGAACTCAACAAATGCCGCTTGTTCTCCAATTAGGCTGAGAACTGCAGACACATTACCGTTACTACCCATAGCTGCATGTGGCGCTTCTGTTTCAAAGTCGGGCGGGTCGTACTTGTCATCTACGTTTGATAAGTGTCCCCTTGCCTGCTTAATTCCTTCGTCACATAGCCACGAAACATACAGTTCGTTTTTGTCTGCTAACTTATCACGATACTGTAATACCTGCTTCGCAGCTTCCTTGAGAGACTTCGCAGAGTGACCGGAAATTTTGATTACCATGTCCCATCACCTACCTCGTCGCCGTTTTTCTTAATCAAGTATCTGGCTACGTTACCCATCTTGGTATCAACGCGCCTTTTCAGCGTATAGTCTGGCGGCACGATAGGCTCACCGTCATCGTTAAACTTCACATTGCCGTTTTCGTCGAGAACAGGCTCGACATCTACCCAGACTTGTGTACCCTCGATAGGATTGAAGTCGCGATCAAATGATGTGATATATCTGTCGTAATCTGGGACAATACCGGCTGCGTAATCTTCCGGAGTGGAGCCCGTGGCAGACACCGTGAATCTGTGCATCTCCGGCTTGCTATAAACCGAAGTTTCATCAATCCCGGTAAACCCCATTTTTTTGACAGAAAACCACAATTTTTGTGTTTGTCTCTGCAAGCACCTCATGTCTATTCCCCCAAAATATAAATAGTGTCATGCCCTACCGCCCAAATGAGACACTCCCTACGGCGCAGTGGAGGGCCTACGCCATGCAACCGTCTTTAAATAGTCACAAAAGGAACTACGCGATGTTGAGTAAATACATTGCCCTTGTTATTCCACATACGGTATAAGCCTGATTCAATGTGCATAGATTGAAATTCGGCCCCTTGCTGGATGCACTCATACAAAGCGAGATCCGATATGCAACTAACGTGCTTGGTCATGTCGGCAATGATAGCATCCTCGTCCCATGTGCTGGGATAGTTTCTATACTCTCGATATGCCATCAATGCTCTGTCGGCAAGAACACTAACCATGGTGCTATCGGCATCTGTCAGATAGTCAAATAGCATCTCCATGACTTTATTCTTGACATCTTCCATATCCGTGTCCTTGTCTTACTTGGTTGGTCTGCCTCGTTTGACGGTCTTCGGCTTCTCATCCTTCGTAGACTCTGCCGTTTTCTCGACAGGCTTTGCGCTTTCTGGTCTTCCGAAGCACTCTGTTGTAGTGATATTTTCAGAATCACTAGGTCTGTGTCTTAAAAGCATTCCCATTAAATATTCCTCTATTCGATTTAGTGATTATAGTTCTTATCTCATGCCCCAGTGCGATTGTAGGGTCACAGTAAATCTTGTAACCACACTGCCTCGCTCTCCAACAGAAACTTAAGTCCTCGCCGACTGTGTTGATTGGCGAAAACATATATCCATGCTGGCACAGGACATTCCACAAGACATTTCGCTTCATGAGAACACATCCGAATCCACACCCGGCAACCTCAAAAATCTCATCTGGGATTTCATCAAATTCCTCACTGACAACACCCATTTGGGAAATATTCAAAGTTTTGAACAATGTCGGGGTAAACGGCGGTCTGCGTCTGTAATACATACCGGCCAACATATCGTAGTTGTTTGCTTCAAGCTCCGCGACCATCATGTCGAGAGTGTCCGGCATAAATGTCATATCTGAATCCAACCAGAAGATATAATCTGCTGTTGAATTTATCGCCCTCTCAGCAAGCTTGTTTCGGCTGTCATATACAAGACTGCCAATGTGGAATCCCACCTCAACATCAAAGTCACGCTTGTGGTTCACAAGGTTGACTAGACACTGAGCAAACTTGGCTGAGAGAGTATCCATACATGGGATAGCGATAAAAACTTTCATGTAGTCCCCTTATTAGGTCGTTGCAGCTCCGGGCATCTTGATGAGCTTGGTCTTGTCAAGTACATATACGGCCGCATGACGATCCGCTGTGATTACGGTACTCTTGTTGATGATGTCTCTGTCAGTCTCAACAAGGATGCCTCTCTTGTTGTAGATAGCCAGCGCACCAGGCTTAACGATGTAAGCGCAGTTTGCAGTAGTCAGCTTATTGGAAACAACAACCTGGCAACCATGAATCATACCAACAGTGCCACGGATAATCATGTTTGCCGCAACCTCTGTTCCGGGAATCCAGCCGTTAGCCTTACGGATTGTCTCATAAGCAGCCGGATTAACAAGGATGACCTTCTCGCCATCGATGTCTTCACCGAACAGTGTGAGCGCGGATGCGATGCCGTCAGCGGTAAGAGCTGCGGCCGCAGTTGTCATATTCGCAGCAGCAGATGTTCCCATAGCCGCAAGCATAGCATTGTCATATGCCTGTGCGATGGACTGTGCAATCTGGTCAACAGCCTCGCCGATAGGATCGCCATAGGCACTGAGGACGGCCTCGTCAGTAATCTGTACGCCCTTCGCATACTTGGAGATTGTGACGGTTACTGTACTCTCAGTGAGCTGGGAAATCGGAATATCCTGACCTTCTCCAACGAGCGTAGCGGCTCCGATGGAATTGTAGTAAGGCAGAGTCACAGTAGATCCCGGACGGCCTTCAAGGTTGTCATAAACCCTTGCCAGAGGGGCGAAACGGACATAATCGAAAAGCTTTTTCTGAATTCTATCGCCAACAACCTGGGGATTAAAAAGGTTGGCGAGATAAGTGCCGGTAGTAGTAGATACTGCAGCCATATTAAATCCTCCCATAATTCTTGTGGGTTAGCGACTCTCACAGAATTGAGAGCCGGAGTAACGAATTGTTATTTTGTGAATTTTTCGTACACAGAAGGATGTTTCTCATACAGGTCAAGCTGTTCTCTGTATGACATCGCATCAAACTGTTCCTGAGTAAGCTGGATGCCATCATCGTTACCAGTAGCCGGGGCAGGCATTGTCTTCATGAGGTCTGCACGGATCTTCTTCTCCATGTTGTCCATGTGCGTCTTCTGAATACGGAAAAGTTCGTCCGTATCGCCGGAATACTGTGCTTCTGCCGCCTTAGTAGCCATTTCCTCGGAATATCCACAACTCATAAACGACTTGGCAAATTTATTAATTGCGGACTCTTTGCGGAGTGCTTCAAGTTCCTCTCGGATAGCGGCATCACGTTCAGCCTTTTCCATAGACAGCTTTTCTGATTCGCTCTGCGTGTCCATGTATTTCTTCTTCCAACCAGAAGCATCGGAAGCAGATTTGTCTACTGCCTTTTTCAGCCTCTTGTTCTCTGCAAGCAGTTCTGCAAGCTGCTCCTCGGCAGTTTTTGTCTCAGCCTTCGGCTCAGTGCCTTCAGTGTTCTCTGCCTCTGTGGTAACTTTGATATTCTCGTCCATAAGTTCTCCTTGCGGTTATAGTCTTCTCTGACTTTGTGAATAGTGCGTTTTTTACCGTGCGTCTCTGCACTTTGCGCTTTATTAACGTCACATCTCCGTGACGGTTTACATATATTCGGCGCAGCACCGGCAATTAGCTATATTGTCAGCGCTGGCCCCTAAAGAGTCGTCAAGTGGATACATAAGTAATTCACCGTTGACCTCAAAAGGTTCATTAATCGGGACGGTCACGCCGTTCACTTCCTCGTGCCATTCCCTTTCGCGCCCATCAATTATTGTGCGCCATTTCTTCATTGTCAGACCCGCTTTAATGGCATCTGACAGCTCGCCATAACACATGATTGCATTTGACTCTGTGGCCGCCATGTTTATTGCCCTATCAGCAGAAGTCATATATTCATCGTCTTGATGAGTGAAGGTCGAAAGACCAACCTCTTGTGCAAAACGAGTGGCTTTTGCAGCAATCTCGTCGTCATCGACGCGGCGCTTTGCTACAGCCATAAAAGCTAAAGCGAAAAGCTCAATCACTTCTCCCAACCACGGCTTGTTCTCTTTTTGCCGAATTTCGGCCAAAGACAGAATGTTGAGAAACCGGTCCTCAAGTGCCATAGCAATCAGCACTCTATCTGTCTTTTGGTCATTGCTTATCGGCATCGCTCCGAAGTATTCTTCGTAGATGTCTCTCGACAAGCTATGCAATTCATCAAACCGTAAATCTGTGGTTCTCATACCGCAGAGGAGTTCTCCCTGTTCTGCTCAGCATTGTGGTCGTCAGCGCCCTTGACTCCATCTACCGAGATACCGTCGCCGTTCTGAGGCTTATCCTCTGTGTTCTTGTTGATCTTCCCAAGAAGGATTTTGTTAATCATCTCAAGGGAATCGATTGTGACCTGCTGCGCGTCGTCAAAAATATCGACAGTAGAAATAGCCTTACCAGGTTCAATGCCAATGTTAATCAGATTGGAAAGAGCAACCGTTCTGGAAACAAGATCGTATGTCTTGTTACGGCTAAACTTGACAATGACATCAGACTTTCTCAGTGCCTTCAAATCTTCCGGAATGTTCGGAGAATTTTTGAAGATAGCAATGATAATGTCGAGCATTTCCATCTCGGATGCCGCAAAAATCGGCTCCATGGTCTTTGCCATTGTCTCTGCAAGCTGCCAGCCGTTCGACAGAAGAATTGCGGCGCCGGTGTTGCCGCCGGAAGCACTGTCTCTACCAGGGACGCCAGCAATTTCAAGCATCTGGTCGTAAAGGTAATCGACAAGGGCCTGAGTCTCCTGCTGGTTCAAAGCGCTTGTGACGTATGTAACTTTTGCCTCTTTGCCGTCCGCAGTAGTTGTCGTCTGGATGAAACCGCCATTTCGCAGCTCATCTTTCTGGTTCGGATCAATAGAGCAGTTATGCAGCCACAAGATTGCCTGTACGTACTGTGCAATGTCATTTACTCGATCTGAGTTGGCAATGTTCAGCGCGTCGGCCAGCGGGATAATCGTCTCAAAGCAAGCCATTCTGTTAGCGTCATTCCTGAACTCGACAATCGGAATCTTGCCAATGATATTCGGCTGCTTGCTAACAATCTTGTCTCCAAGAATCTCGTATACCCAGTCGGGTGTATATGCCGTGATTCGCGCAATTGACATCTCCGGAATCCAGGAATATGTCACGGCCATCATCTTTCGCTGATAGGCGTCATTGCTGTATACGACGTATGTGTTCAGTGGGTTCAGAACAACCAGGTCAAACGGTGCAATGTCATCTGACTTCTCACGTTTGGGATAAACAAGCATATAGCCTAGACCTGTTGTCTTGAAGTCGTGTGCAAGTTCTATATCCTTACCTGCCTTGTCCTGCTCCCACAGCATTTCGTTCAGCGATGAGACCCTTTTATCATCCTTCCTGACATCGGCTTTCGTGAAGTCGTCGGCAGCTCTCTGAACAAACATGATTGGACTGGCAAACTCGTATCCGACTTTGAAATCTGTGATGAGCTTGGCATAATTGGCCATGCAATGAACATTCACATCTTCACGAATGGTCTTTACGCGGTAAAAGATCGGCTGGTCGCCTTTCTCGTACTTCTGCAGATAAAGCATCGCCGCGCGGTTCTCTTGGTGCGCAATCATTGTCTGTTCAACGGCATCAAGAACATTCTCGTCGATGGATAAATCAACCGGAAGCCAGTAGATTTTCTTCCTGCCTGTGAAGAGCGGGGACTGCGCAGCACTCGCATTTGGATTTGTATTCTGTTTTGCGTCTGTGCTAGTAGTATCAGCCATGTCTTTTTCTCTCTCCAATATGCCAAAAGCAAGGCTCCCACTACGGAATAACCTTGCTTGTAACTTTTCTCAGCATAAATATAAATCAATAAAAACGAACAAAACGAACAACATTCGCTTATTCACTGATTTTTTCATAAGTTTTCAGAAAAATATCCTGTTTGCATGGGTAAAACTCGCCATCGACACCCTTGACAATGAAATCTCCGTCCATCGCTCCCATGTCTCCCTCAAGAGTGGGGATGATGATTGAAATTTTACCGTCGCGGAATCTACAGTTATTGCCGGCGAAGTCCATGATTTCCTTCTTGTTGTGTCCTGTCCACTGAATCGCAGTGATCGGAATCGGCTTCTTGACATATTTAGCCATTTTGGTCCTCTCTTTCCAAGATTCTGTTGTATGCCATCCTTACGCTATCGGCAGTGTTGCCGCCGCCAATGTTCTGTGCTATCTGCCGCCATGACATCTTGTCTATTACTCGCATAGTGACAATCCTACGGTCATGGGAGTTCTCAAGGCTATTGATAAACCCTTGGACATCATTGATGGATTGCTCTATCTCTGACTTCAGAGCATGAAGGATGCTCTTCCTGGTGTTCAGCAGTGTGGTCATCTTGTTATAGTCCCTGTTCGGGAATCCAGTAATCTGGAAGTGCTGAATACCGCCTTCACCGCCACGAACCATGTCGGTTACTTCCCCTTCGTCAATGATCCTCTGAAGGTCCCTCTCGGTCTTAGCGATTCTCTGTTCAACCTCTTCAATCTCTCTAACAAGGTCATTGTACTGACTAAGCGCATTTTTCTTTTTCAAAACGGTCGTCTCCCTACGATTGTCGGCGGCGTCTCAGGTCTGTTCTTCCATTTCGCAAAGCTGGAGAAAACATCTGGTACGTCATCATGCTTGTTCTTACCAACGGGCGAATACCCCATGAGAAAGGCCATCATCTTGCCGTAATCTTCGTTCGGCTGGTACATAGACCGGTCCTTGAAGATAACATGTTGCTTCACCCATGGAGCGTAGACAATAATCTTTGTCTCTTTGTTCTGAGTCGTAAACTGTTGCGTGATATTGCAGTATCCGCCTGCATCTTTCACTCTCTTGCTTACTTCCAGGGCAACTCTATCGCCGCCATTGTTTGACTCAAATTGGCAAGCCTCAACATGTCTGGTGAGTATTATGTTCGCGGATCTGGCATACTGTAACTCATAGTTTGAATCGTCATTGCAGATAGCATCGGTGCAGTAGTAATCCTCGCCGTACTGCAGCAAAACCGGCTGTACGAAATAGTCAGTGCCCTTGTTCTTCGTGTCAACGATTGACAAAACAGCATCCGGCTCCTGCA